TGTGACGGGTTGCTTGCCGGTGAACCTGTTGCCTGGTATGAGCCAACTTTCAAGAGTCTCACGCCTAACTGGGATTGGTTCGTGAATACATTTGCTGTCGCACAAACAGATAAGAGTGAGGTAGAGAAACGCATTGAAATATCAACGGGTGGGTTTATTGAGATGTGGTCATTGCAAGACCCGGACGCATCACGTGGAAGGCACTATAAAAGGGTAGTCATAAACGAGGCTGCGTCAATACCAAAACTTGAATACTCATGGAACAATGTCATCCGTCTGACTCTTGCAGACTTACGCGGTGGGGCTACTTTTGGAAGTACGCCTCGTGGGAGGAATCATTTTTGGCAACTGTATCGGATGGGTGAAGATCCAAGACAAAAGGAATGGTCAAGCTGGCACTATACGACTTGGGATAATCCTTATATTTCGAGAGAGGAAATTGAGGGAATAAAGAACTCTGGCATACCTGAAATTACCTATCGGCAAGAGGTAATGGCAGAATTCGTTGATTCTGAAGGTGCGGTCTTTCGCCGTGTCCAGGAGGCCGCGTGTTTATGGCCCATAGACCCACAGGAAAACAGGACCTATGTGGCCGGCGTGGATGTGGCATCAAGCATTGACTTTACGGTAGTATCAATATTTGATACTGAGAGTAAAGACATGGTATTTATGGACCGCTTTAACAGGGTGGATTATCCAGTCTTGATAGACCGCCTGGCCGCAATCTATCAAAGATGGCACTTGGATGGAATGGTGATCGAGGCGAACAGCATTGGACGACCGGTGATCGATCACATGGTTGCGCGGGGGTTATCGGTAACACCGTTCACCACCACCAATGCCACGAAACAGACAATTATCCAGGCGTTGCAATCGGCATTTGAAAATGCGACCATCCGCATTATCAACGACCCTATATTGGTAGGAGAATTGCTGTCATTTGAGAGCAAGCGCAACCAGAGCGGGAGTTTCAGCTACTCCGCGCCGGAAGGAATGCATGATGATTGCGTGATGAGTTTAGCGATTGCATGGCATGGAATGTACATAGACAAGGTAGAGGTTATACCCAACCCGTTCTACCAATGAGGTGATTATGGCAAATATTTTTGAGCAATTAAGAGACTGGTTTTTGCAACCGTTACTGGGTAATGAGGTTATGGCACGCCGGGAAAGTATCAGTCTGCGAAGGGCATATCGTAACGGTGTTCAGAAAGAACCACTAAAGACAGCAGAGGATAATGTCATTATCAACTTCTGCGGGCTTATCGTTGATCGTTCGGTATCCATGCTGTTCGGCAAGCCTATTAGATTCGACCTTCCAGGCGAATCTGATTCACCTCAGCAGATCTACATCGACAACATTTGGGATGCGAACCGTAAGCAATTCCTGTTAAAGCAGATGGGGTTGTTTGGTTCAGAGGCGGGCACGTGTTACGTCAAGTTGTTGCCTGATGGGGCGTTTGACAAATCCGGCAAGCAAGTGACAAGGCTGGTTACTGTTGATCCCGCGTGGGTTCAAATGGACACGTTGCCGGAAGACAGCGATATGGTGAACAGATATACCATAGCCTATAACGTTATTGATCCTGCGACAGAAAAGGACATTATCAAGAAACAGGTTATTGAGCTAAACGAAAATGATCAGTGGGATGTAATTGATTATCATGCAGACAGCGCAAGCCGGTGGATACTGGACGATAAAAAGGTTTGGGAGTGGCCGTTCGCCCCCATTGTTCACGGTCAGAACTTGATTGAGACCGGGTCGCCTTATGGCAAGCCCGATATTAACAATGATTTGATCGCGCTCCAGGATAAGTTCAATTTCGTGGTATCTAACACCGCCAAGATCATCAAATATCATGCGCACCCAAAGACATGGGGGCGTAAGTTTGGCAAGTCTGGAGAAGCAAAGTGGGGCGTTGATGACATGCTCCTGTCTGATAACGAGAGCGCTATGCTTCAGAACCTTGAGATGCAATCTGATTTAGAGTCCAGCCTGAACTTTATTAAGTTTCTACGTCAAGCCATGTTCGACATTGCCCGGACGGTGGACATTGACTCACTGGATGATAAGTTGGGCGCATTGACCAACTTTGCGCTGCGAGTGCTGTACCAGGATGCAATGAGCAAACTGGAGGATAAACGCGGGCTATACGGTGAAATGCTGGTAGAAATCAACCATCGATTACTCGCACTGGCAGGCCTTGATAGTGACGGTGGTACTGTTGTATGGCCTGATGTTCTACCTATTGACGAGGTTGGTCAAGTAAGCGCCTTAAAAGCTGATATGGAAATGGGATTGGTTAGCAAACAGACTGCCGCGCATGAACGCGGGTATGAGTGGGAGGATGAAGAGCAACGCCTGGCACAGGAAAGCATGACTGGCGATAATGTGGGTGCCGCTTTACTGAGAGCGTTTGGACAGGGTAAATAATGCCTGATTCAATAACCGACCTGGCACGCAAGTTCAGGGACGCGCTACTGCGTGACGATGCTGCTGCAATGGGGCGGTTGGTCACCGCATACCAGCAACTCTATGGTAGGCTAAAAGATAAGATCGACCTGCTGTTACTGGAGCTTGCGAAGTATGATAGTTTGACGCGGTCACAGGTTCAGAACATGGCGCGCTACGGTGAATTGATAAAAGCTATTGAGCGGGAACTATCTACCTACCAGGAGTATGCGAGAGTTGAAATATCCACTTCAGCAAGACGAGCCATTGAATCTGCGATTGCTGATTCATCGAAGTACCTGAAGGCATTAGGGTATGCAAGCCCAACGATGCTGCCAAGTGCTGCGATCGAGACCATGCTGGGATTCTTACAGCCTGACGGTGCATTGTTCAAAAGGTTAGGATTCCTGGCTAAAGAGAATGCTGGCAAGGTTGCTAATGCACTCCTGGAGGGAATCGGATTAGGTTATAACCCAAGAAAGGTTGCTGGTATCATTGAGCAATACATGGGCGGTGGATTGACAGATGCCTTGCGCATGGCACGGACTTCGCACCTGTATGCTTATCGAGAAGCGACACGGGCAAACTATATTGCCAATGGGGACGTGGTAAAAGGCTGGATTTGGTGGGCAGAACTGGATGGTGAAACATGCGCAAGCTGTATTGCTATGCACGGTTCAATTCATCCGCTTGATGAAGTGCTGGATGATCACCACAATGGCAGGTGCGCGATGTTACCGTACTTGGGCGATAACGCACCAAGCGCAACAGGAGAGGATTGGTTCAGGTCACAGGATGAAGCCACTCAGAAGCAGATAATGGGAGAGGGAAAGTGGCAGGCGTGGCAGGATGGCAAGTTTGAATTTTGGCAACTCAGTTCAGAACATACAGACAATGTTTATGGACTTATGCGAGGAGAAACACCCCTGAAGGATCTGATAGGTGAATAACACCAAGAAAGATATGAGGTATTGACTATTGTATAAATAAAACATATGTGCTAAAATATTTACTACAACTGAATAACTTAGTGGATTGCAATCCACAGTCACGCATAAAAGCGCGATTGATAGGCGATTTTATTATATCGGGCGAGATGCCCAAGGAGAAATAAGAATGACAGACCAAGTACCAACAGGCGAGACGTCTGAAGCTGAAGTCCAGGTGATGGATGCGCCGGTTACTGAAGAACCGTTTGACAAAGAACGGGCAATGGAGACCATCAAGAAATTGAGGGAATCCGAAAAGCAAGCAAAGAAAGAGCGGGCTGAACTTGAGCGCCTGCGTCAACTTGAGGATGATCGCAAGAAAGCGGAATTGTCAGAGACGGACCGTTTGAAGGCAGAACTCCAGGAATTAGACGCGAAGCTCAAGGAAAAAACAAAAGAATCTGAACGGCTAAAGATAGCATCCAAGATTGTTTTGCCAACCATATTCGCTTTACGGATCCAGGGAGAGACTCCCGAAGAAATGGAAGCGGACGCAAAGCAGATGTTAGACGCACTGCCAAAGCAAAAAGCCGCACCAAACACAGGGCCAACAAACCCTGGTGATAATGCGACACTCGGCGAAACAGAAGATCAAAAGAGAAAGAGGCTGTTTGGGTAAAAGTTACTTTAGGAGGTAACTATGGCACAGTTAAATACTTGGAGCGATATATCAAGTATCGCTAACGCGGTTCAGGAGGACGCTTACTTCGTTGTCCGTGAAGCCGCGATCATGCAGAATTTTGTCACCACATTTGGTGACATGCGGGGTGGAAATCTCCGTAAATCATACGAATACAGCGGTGGAGAGGCCGCTACAATTTCAGAGGTTGACGACCTGACCAGTTCAGCACTCACACCATCAGAATCACAAACTCTGACTCCAAGTGAAATCGGTAAACAATACTTTATTACCGATCTTCGCCGAGACTCAGAGGCACCCGAAAGCATCATGACTGATGCTGCGCGGTATCTTGGGTTCATTGGTGCAGACAAGATCAACACTGATCTTGCCGGCGACATGGCTTCACTGACTGGTGGAACCGTAGGCGCAGCCGGCACCGCCATTACTTGGGGTTACGTGGCAGCTGCAATCGCTCAGGCACGCAATGCAAGTAAATCGATCGCCGTTCCGTTGAATGTTGTCATTCACGGTTACCAGGCTGCGGTGTTAGCTAAGGCTGCATCCGTTGCTGGTGCAACTGTAATCACCACACCCGCTACCAACGATTCGATCACTCGCTCGGGCATTACTCAGGCATTTAGTTTCTTGGGCGTGCCGATCTACCAGGTGTTTGTTTCACCTAATACTCTTGATGATTTCACAGGCGGAGTATTTCCGCGTGAAGCGCTGGCTCTTGACTGGAGACGGCCAATCCGGGTAGAAGCTGAACGTGATGCTTCCCGGCGCGGTACTGAATTAAACATGAGCGCAGTTTATGCTCATGGCGTGTGGCGTCCTGCTTTGGGCGTCAAGATGATCTTTGATGCGACAGCACCAACTTCTTAGGAGATAAATAATGGCATCTCAACTTGATGTACATGTCGTTTCAGCTAATGTCGGGGCTTTATCTAATGATTTTCGCCCCTGGTTCAAGGTTCCTGCAGAAGGTGGTGGTATCACCGTTCTTGAGGGACATTATGTGACCGAGTCCGCCGGCACCTCATTGGTGCAGTTGGTCGATCTGGGAACTGCCGGAACTGCAGTGGAAGGAACTATCATCTACAAAGGCTCCGCTGTTTACGTTGCTGGCGTTCCCCAAGAAATGGTCACTGCTGGCGCCGATGGTGCCTTTGTTGATGCCGGTCACTGGATCGGTGTTCAGGAAGGTAACATCGGAACAACCGGCACCATTTCCCTCTTCTCGCTTTCTTACGTAGTGGGAAAGGCTGCCTAAGGTTTATCAATGTGCCAGGATAGGTCCGCGGATCGAAAAGGGAAAACTCCCACCCCTGCCTGGCACTGTTCGGGAGTTAGAAAGGGATTCTAATGACAATTATAAAAGAAATGCAAGAGGTAAGGATTTACTACTTTGAATCAAATGGTCAGAGACAGGCAATGGAGCTTATTTATAAAGCAGGATTGAAAAAAGATAAGCTATTTTGGTTTTTACCTGAACCTAAATATTTGGTAATCCGCTATTCCAAGAAATTCGATTCGTTGATTAAAAAGCTACAGACTGAAAGTTTTTATCCTGTAAAGTTTGAATATTCAAACTGGATAGAAGCCAGTGACGATGTAGCGAAACACGCAGACGCATTCACAAAAATTATGCACGAATGCTCTGTAATTGCGTTAGAGGGTGGATTTGAACCGTTTAGGCTGTTTGAGAGAATTGCCCATTGCATGTTTCTTACTTTCAGCGAGGCTTTTGAAATTCAGTACCCTAAGATAACCCGCTTACGAGAAGCTGCTGTTCTTACCAACATAGCCATTGGTAGGGCTGAGACTGAGGGTTTTGCTCAAGGCAAGAATGCGCAAGAGGTGAATCATGGCTCTTAACCTGCATTGGCTTAGTAACGCTCCATGGGCAGCAACCGGCTATGGGAACCAAACAAGAGTGTTCCTACCGCGCATAAAAGCTCTTGGGCACAATGTAAGCATGACCGCCTTCTGGGGACTTGAAGGCGCGGTCCTTGATATGGACGGTCTAAAAGTATATCCGAGGTGGGCGCACCCCTACGGAAATGATATTGTGCTTGCCAATGCTGTATTAGAGCAAGCGGACGTTATCATAAGCCTGGTCGATGCTTGGGTCTACGACCCGAATAAGATGCAGAATGACAGGGTAAAGTGGATTCCATGGTTCCCTGTGGACTCGGAGCCATTACCGCCTCCAGTAAAACGTGCGGTTGCAGGCGCGCATAAGCGCATTGTGTTCAGCCACTTTGCTGAGCGGATGATGGAACAGGCTGGCCTGGATTGCTACTATGTACCGCATGGTGTTGATACAGAGGCGTTCAGCCCCAAGGATCAGAAGGAAAGCAGGAAAGAGTTAGGATTGCCGGAAGACGCTTACATAGTTGGCATGGTAGCAGCTAACAAGGGCTTTCCGAGCAGGAAGGCGTTCTGCGAGCAGATAAGCGCATTCCAGATATTGAAGATCCAACACCCAGACTCAATCCTGCTTATGCACACTTACGATGGGGCAGGAGGACATAATCAGTCAGTCAACCTGATCGAATTTATCGAAGGGCTTGGGCTGGTACTTGGCAAGGATGTATTTATTTGTAACCAGCATCAATACCACCTCGGATATGCAAACGAGTATATGGTCAAGATGTATTCTGCAATGAATGTGCTGATGAATGTTTCTACGGGTGAAGGTTTTGGTATTCCCATTATAGAAGCACAAGCCTGTAGCACGCCTGTCATTGTTGGCGACTGGACCAGCATGAGCGAACTATGTTTCTCAGGTCGCAAAGTTGATAAGATGGATGCTTATCCGTTTTACACATATTCTGCGGCTTATCAATTCATTCCAAAGATAGGCGCTATTGGCAGCCTGTTACTTGACGAGTACGACAAGCCGAGTAGACGAACACCTGCAAGATTGGGCGCTCAAATGTACGATGCTGATAGAGTAACAAGCACGTACTGGAAGCCTGTGTTAGAGGATATTGAAGCGCACCTGGATAAGCGAGTATTGCTTGACCCCAAGTTTGTCATTGATACCAATGATACAGAGGTGCAGGAATGAAGACCCTATCCATCGTAACTGCATGGTGGAATCACCTTGATTTATTGCCTGATTACAAGAAAGTCATTGATGAAAGCTGTGCTGATGAGGTTATCGTTATCGACAACGGATCCGAACCTGCGTTTGAGTGTGATCAATTCAAGGTTATTCGCAACAATACCAATAGGGGCTTTTCGCGGGCTAATAACCAGGGATTGAGAGCAGCAAAGTCAGACGTGGTACTGTTTCTGAATAACGATATTCGCAGTACCGTTGTCGGGTTCAGGATCTGGAGTCCTGACTTGCTTTATAATGTTGGTAAAGGAATCCTGGTCGGCGCCCAACTTCGTAATG